AGTGGGACAACCGCAAGCACTGGGAGGACGGCCGTAAGCTCTCGAAGAGGGAGCTGGCCACGCGGACGTTTGTTTACAACAACCCGTTCCTCGAGAGCATGATGGCTGAGGCAGGTCTCCTGTAATGGCTAGGTACGTGCTGGTCAAGTTCGAGAGGGACGAGCCTGGCGAGGAGTTCTGCAAGGACATTCGGGAGGGCGAGACTTGGGACGTTCCCTCACCTGACGAGGTCATTTACTACACCGAGAGCCTGACCGAGATGTGGCGAGAGCTGGTGAAGCGTTTTGGCTAGGTACGTTCTGCTTGCCTTCGACGACAACGAGAAGGCCGACGAGTTCGTCGAGGCCTGTCAGGAGACGGGTATCGTCTCCTCGAACGCGGATACTTCCTTGAAGCACTTCGCTCCTGAGGTTCGTGCGGTCTACCAGATGCCGACGAAGTTCTGTGACTGCACTGTAGGTAAGGGAGGTCGTGGATTCACTCGCGGTAAGAAGTACGGCTGGTGGGTTCACAGTACCTGTGGTAAGCCGACTCGCGCATGGGCTCGTGGCGAACACTGGTTTACGGCACTCGGGCGGAACCTTCTGGAAAGGACTCCACAGGCACCTGAGTATCGGGGTGACGGCGATTTTAGTTTAGTGAGGCAGCAATGACACCTATGGACTGGATCATCGTCGGCACTGTCGTCTTCATTCTCGTGGGCCTAGGATTCATCTACTGGGCGGAGACACGGTGAGTAAGCACGATGACGCCATCGCTATCTGGTTCGAAGAGCGTGGCGGGCAGGCCTTTGCAGACACTGAAGAGGACCTCAAGTTTTGGGTAGACTTTCACACAAGTAGAGGACGTAAGGTCTGGGTTTTCAGGAAGGCGGAAGTATGGGATTGTTCGGAGAAGCCACCAAGCAGTACGGACCCCAAGCCAGATACGAGGATCCTTCCCTGAGGAAGCACAACGGTCCTGCTACTCCTGGCACCATGCACATCAGCTACCAGAATGGCTCCTTGCAAGAGGAAGAGAACCGATTCCACTGCAAGGACCACGACATCACCGTCGACCAGACTGGTGCACTGCAGTACATTCAGATCTTGCACGATGACATGTCGGTGCAGATCATTCGTTCCTCTTACCTGAACATCCGCTTCTTCCCTGACTAGGAGTCCTGTGGACCTCAAGCTCCCGCTCAATGACGTCTTCGGTCCAACGATCCAGGGCGAAGGTCCGTACATGGGCCGGGTCGTGAACTTCATCCGCCTGGGACTCTGCAATCTGCACTGCTTCCAGTGTGACACCAAGCAGACATGGGACAAGGATCACTACGACCTGAAGAAGGAAAACCCGGCTACCGAAGCCGACGAGATCCTGGAGCGTGTCGAAGCTCTGGAGGGGTTTCAGAACGTTGTAGTCATCTCCGGCGGTGAGCCATTGATGCACCAGGATAGAGCAGGCTTCCGTCATCTGCTCAGAGGACTGGTCAAGCGCAATTACAGCATCCACATCGAGACCAACGGTACACGTCTGGTTCGATCGGAGATCGTCGACCTGATCAAGCACTTCTCCGTCTCACCCAAGATCACATCCGCGCTTGTGTCCTCGGTGGACGAAGCATCGAAGCGGATCAAGATGCCTGTCCTGAAGCAGTTCGCTAGCTACGCCAAGCTGGACAAGGCGTGCTTCAAGATCGTCTGCGAGATGCCCGAGGACGTTCTCGAGGCGAACGCTCTTCGAAAGGAACTGGACCTGTTCGAAGATGACTTCTGGATCATGCCTGCTGGGCAGACGCCACAGGACACCGACAACAGCACTCGCCTGATCCTGCCCACCGTTCTCAAGTTGGGCATGAACTTCTCTCCGCGGTTACATATTTTGACAGGGGTTAAGTGACATAAAAGTCACCGTTGATTTCCCCTGATGAGACCCTATATAATAGATATGTAAGTCAGTGAACCAAGTGAAAGGTTCGAGCGCACATGCTCCTGACTGTTCAGGACTACATCGACGCAAAGCTGGTGCACTCGTTGCACACCAGCGAGTCGAAGTCCTTCCGCGGATGTCGACGCAGGTGGAACTGGATCTTCCGTGAGTTCTGGTACCCTCGTACGACGGCTAAGCCGCTCGAGTTCGGTACTGCCTACCACGTAGCCATGGAGAAGTTCTATTCTCCGGAGCTTTGGGATAAGCCCCGAGACGTAGTTACGGAACTGGCTATCCAAGCCTTCCGCAGTAAGTGCCAACACCAGCTTGACGAGTACTGCGACAAGAACAACATCACCCTGCGAGATGTCGACTCGGAGATCAAACAGGACTACGAAGAGCGTATGGCTCTGGGCGAGGGTATGATTCGATACCACGCCGAAGAGGTCTCACCCGAACTTGACAAGGATCTGATTCCTCGCAAGGTCGAAATCGCCTTCGAAGTTCCGGTCACCAACCCTGATACTGGTGAACAGCTCTGGTGCGTGTGCGACACTTGCTGGGCTCGCTACACTGCGTACATGCGTACGATACATTCGGATCTCGACAGCATCGTCGGCAAGTTGTTCAACTGCAGCTGTCGTAGCTGGGAAGAGCATCTCGGGTACTGGAAGGGCCTGCCTGTCACCTACGGTGGTCGCATCGACGCTATCTTCGAAGGCGTCGATGGTCGCTACTGGGTTGTGGACTGGAAGACCGCAGCACAACTCGCCGGTGATCGTGACGAGTTCCTGCTCATCGACGACCAGGTCACCCGCTACTGTTGGGCCCTGTGGAGTATTGGAATTCGCATCGCCGGCTTTATCTACCACGAACAGAAGAAGGGCTTCCCTGAGGCGCCGGAACCCCTGTCGCGGCGCCGACTCGGATGCCTGTACAGTGTGTCGAAGAGTCAGAACACCAACTACGACCTGTACAAGAAGACGGTCGAAGAGAACGACAACGGCGCCTACGTGATGGGTTGCTACGATGAGTTCTTGGAGTGGCTGGAGGAAAACGGAGGCGTCTTCCACCAGCGACACACTATCCACAGGAACGAGACAGAGCTGAAGCAGGCTGCCCGGAACGTCTACTTCGAAGCGCTTGACATGACTAACCCTGACCTGTTGATCTATCCTAACGCAGGTCGCTTCGGTTGCAACACGTGTGCCTTCCGTCAGCCATGCATCGGTGTGAACCAAGGCGAGGATTACCTTTATACGCTGTCAACGATGTTCGACAAGCGTCGATACCACTACTGGGAAGACAAGCAGCCGAGTACGGATTCCAAGGGTAACGAGTGATCTACCGCCTTTACTGCCTGGTGTGTGTTCTGACTTTAGTCATCGTCTTCACGTACGGAGTGTACCGTGTCTGAGCTTTTAACCCCTTCTTCGTTTGCGGGCCTTAAGGTTGTCAAGGCAGGCAGGCGTGAGTCCAACCTGAACATCCTGATCTATGGTGACAGCGGCGTCGGTAAGACGCGCTTGGCCGGATCTGCCGACGACGTTCCTGAGATGCGATCCGTTCTGGTTGTGGACTTCGAAGGTGGCACCGAGACCCTGAAGCACTCCTATCCCAACTGCGACACAGTGCGTGTGGAGAACTGGAAGGAGATGCAGGCCGTCTACGACGAGCTGTATGCGAGTAACCACAAGTATCGTACAGTCATTCTGGACTCGTTGACTGAAGTTCAGAAGTTCAACATGTACAACATCATGCAGAAGCTCATCGAGGAAAAGGGCGAGAGTCGCGACGTCGATGTGCCATCGATGCGTGAGTGGGGCATTAACCTGGAGCAGATGCGGAAGTTCGTTCGTGCCTTCCGTGACCTGAAGGTCAACACGATCTTCACCGCACTGATGAAGTCCGATAAGGACAACAAGACAGGCCTGACCGTCAAGGAGGTCTCCCTCTCAGGCAAGTTGGCCAAGGAGGTCGCAGCGTTCCTTGACATCGTAGTGTTCATGTACATGCGAGAGATGGAAGTCAACAACGAGACCAAGCAGACGCGTCTCCTCCTCTCGCAAGCTACGGACACTTGTACGGCTAAGGACCGTACCGGAAAGCTCCCCCAGGTTATGATCGAACCGACCATGGCGGAGATCATGAAGTACATCAACGACAACGAAACAGTCAACGCCTAAACTGAGGAAACAAAAATGGGATTGAGAGTCAATTTCTCTTCGGAGGAGGCCGCTTCCGAGGCGCGCTCCGTCGAGCTGCTTCCTCGCGGTGAGTACCACGTGAAGATCACCGACGTGGAAGACCGTGAGTGTGGCCCGGACAGCAAGAACCCGGGCAAGCCTTACTGGGGTATGCAGTTCACTGTTCAGGATGGTCAGTACGAGGACCGTAAGATCTGGACGAACTGCATGCTCTTCTCGCCCGCACTCTACACCCTGTCGCAGCTGATGAAGGCCCTGGGTTACAACATTCATGAGGGTGACTTCGAGGTTCCTGATGGTGAGGACCTGATCGGTCGGGACGTGGTCGTGACTGTTCGGGTCAAGCCTGCGAGCAAGGGCAAGGACGGCCAGGAGTACGACAAGCGCAACGAGGTCATGGGTATCAAGGCCTGGGTCGAGGGCATGACTCTCGGCGACACGACCAGCAAGCCGAAGAAGGCCGGCTCTCTCCTGCCGTGATCCATCCGGGGGTGGGTCAGTACCTCGACTCCTGGTGCTAGCCCAGATGGTAACGTAGGTGTTCGGCATGGCGAGGATATGCGTACACCTAGACCCACCCCCTTCCTAGTCCGAGAGGGATGGTAAGTGCAAATTCACACCTCTTTCTTCTCCCATCTCTTCGGGCAGGCGGAAGGGTATTTGTGCATTGCGTACCTCCAGGCAGGGATGAAAAACTTCCAGGAAGAGTTCTACGCCTGGCCTGCTGAGATGTCTAAGGTCGGACAACGTGTCGACCTCATGTCCGCAACACACAACGTTTACTTCTGTCCGCAACTCCTATCTCGCCCCAAGAGAAACAAGGACAGCGTTGCTACTTGCACCAACGCTTGGTCCGATCTCGATGAGTGTCATCCGAGCAACTGCCTCGTAAAGCCTACGTTTGCAGTTGAGACCTCACCCAATCGTTACCAGGCGTATTGGGCCTTTGAGGACCCGGTCGATCCTTTCGATGCGGAAAGCCTTAGCAAGCGCATTGCATACTACCATGCATTCCAGGGAGCCGACAAGTCAGGCTGGGATCTGACCCAGCTGATGCGTGTACCTGGTACCTACAACAGGAAGCCGGAGTACGACAATGTTGCTGTTAGACTTATCGATCACCGCGCCAACAAGTACCGAGTGGTTGACTTCACACGATACCCAACACTGGCTGAGACCTCAGGTGTAGAAGAGCAACTCCCAGAAGCTCTGCCTAACTTCACAGGTGAAGAGCTCATCGAGAAGTACGACAATGACCTACCTCCACAGGCTTTCGTACACTTCTCCATGGAGCCCGACAAGGGTGTCGATTGGAGTAAGACCCTGTGGAATCTGGAAATGATGTGCTTCGAGGCAGGCCTCAGTAAGGAAGAGGTCTTCATCGTTGCACGTGACTCCGCATGTAACAAGTTCAGGCGTGACGGCCGGCCGGAGCTTCAACTCTGGAAGGACGTATGTAAGGCTTGGCAGAGGTTCCAGGAGAACCAGCGCCTACTAGCACCGCCTGAGATTCACCTTGGTCCACTCCTGATTGATCGTGAACGCGAAGAGCTCGAAGGGTATACCACTTTCGTAGACGACTATATCAAGTGGGCCAGTTCACTCGGTGACGCTGCGAAGCAGTACCACCAGGCAGGAGCGTTTGTTATCCTGTCAGCACTGCTAGGCGGATCAGTGAGGCTGCCCACCTCATTTGGTACGTTCAAGCCTAACCTGTGGTTTATGATCCTGGCAGACACCACGCTGACCCGCAAGTCAACAGCGATGGACATTGCAATGGATCTGCTTGAGGAGGTGGACAGCAGTGCCATTCTTGCGACCGATGGTTCGATCGAGGGACTGATGTCTTCCCTCTCCACCAGGCCTAGTCAACCGTCGATCTTTCTTCGTGACGAGTTCAGCGGACTACTGGACGCGTTGAACAAGAAGGACTACTATGCGGGCATGGCAGAGACTCTTACCAAGCTGTACGATGGTAAGATGCAAAAGAGGATCCTGAAGAAGGAAACAATCGAGGTTAAGGATCCTGTACTAATTCTGTTTGCAGGTGGTATCCGTAATAAGATCTGCAGCCTTCTGACAACTGAACATGTCAGCTCAGGGTTCATCCCCCGCTTTGTGTTTATCACCGCCGAATCAGATGTGACACGTGTCCAGCCGCTGGGGCCACCGACTAGCAAGGACACCACAGGGCGGGATCTGATCCTTAGTGCCATGAAGCGAATGCGTGAACACTACTACTCTGAGCCGACGCTAAAGCGAGATGGTAGCAGGATCGTCTACTCCGGCCCGCAAACATGGACTGCACAGCTGACGCCTGATGCATGGGCGCGCTACAATCAGCTGGAGCAGGACATGATGAAGGCAGGTCTCAAGGCCTTGCAGCCTGAGATCATGACACCTACGTACGACCGACTTTGTAAGTCAGGACTCAAGGCAGCTGTACTCGCAGCAGCAAGTCGGAAGTTGGTAGAGTCTGGTCAGACCATCGAAGTGGAACTCATCGATATGCTGTACGCAATTAAGTTTGTGGAACAGTGGCGTGACTACACTAATCAGGTGGTCAACGGAATCGGTACCACTACCAACGAACGTGAGCTGGAAAAGGTACTGGGTGCAATCGAAGCGAACCCAGGTATCTCACGTTCTAGGTTGATGCAGGCATACCATCTGCATTCGAACAACGCAGGCAACATCTTCCAGACGCTTATGCAGCGTGGCCTAATCCAAATGCACAAGGTAGGAAAAGGTGAACGTTACTTTCCTACCGAAAAGAAAAAGAAGAAGGTGCCATCAGCTTGACGAACGTCGCAGTAGTGAGCGGTGGGATGGACAGCGTTGCGATGCTGTATCATCTCTGTGACATCGACCCTGATGTGAAGGTGTTGTCCTACAACTACGGACAGAAGCACAAGAAGGAGCTCGACTACGTTCAGTTCCACGTCGACAGGCTCGGCGGGCTGGACTGGAAGGTCATCGACCTGACCAGTGTCACCCAGCTGCTGACGAAGTCGGCTCTGGTGGGTGACCGCGAAGTGCCTGAGGGTCACTACGAGTCCGAGAGCATGAAGCAGACGGTCGTTCCCAACCGCAACATGATTATGGCCAGCATCGCTGCTGCAGCCTGCATCAGTGAAGGCGGTTGGCTCCTGGGTCTGGGTGTCCACGCAGGCGACCATCACATCTACCCGGACTGTCGTGAGGCCTTCGTTCAGAGCTTGGAGGCCACCCTCAAGATCGCCAACGAGGGTTTCATCCACCAGCAGTTCCAACTCTTCACTCCCTGGCTCCACGTTCCGAAGCAAACCATCGTCCTCAACGGTCTGCGGTACGGAATCGACTTCTCCAAGACGTGGAGCTGCTACAAGGGTGGCGAGCTGCACTGTGGTAAGTGTGGTACGTGCGTCGAGCGTAAGGAAGCGTTCTTCCTCGCCCAGCAGCCTGACCCGACCGAATACGAAGGTACAGGAGTCGGTGGGCACTACGCACGTGAAGGTGGACTGTCGTGCACGTTCGAAGAAGCTCTGGACTACGCGAAAAGCTATACGAGGAAGAACCCGGGAGTGTATCCGCCATCGGGGATCTACGCGGATCTGAACCCTGCACGGTACCCGATCGTGAACCCCGAAGAAATCGCTTTCGAGCCTTCAAGGGAGACCTTCTGATGCCTGGTCCGTTAACCGTTACGCAGAAGCTCGCCGTCAGCAAGGCCATGCAGAACACTGGAAGCAACCTGAGCGACTTCCAGACCTGGCTCGGTCTTGTCCCTGAGACCTCTGGCCAGTATCCTGGCGAGCAGGTTGCAATCGACGGCCCGACTACGGGCAGCATCTACATCCGACGCCCCTATCAGATGACCCTGCTGCTGGAGCCCACCGACTGGCTGGTCATCTCGACTCTCTCCGTTCCTCTGATGTCCAAGTGGGTCGATCAGGACTACCAGGCATCCTGGGGCTGATCCTGTGACAGAGCGTGGACAAATAGTAAGAGCTCAAGAGCTATTTGTCCACGCCTTGTCCATAGCTAGACTTTCAATAGACAGCTTTTGTCCAAGTGCTTAATACAAAGCCATAGGTAGAAGTTGATCTTGATTAGACTTAAGGAGACTTGTAGATGCAGGGTCAGGCAACCATAGCTGTAGAACATAACTTCGAGACTGCACACAGGTTGCCTTTCCTGGGTGGCAAGTGTAAAAACATCCACGGACATTCATGGAAGGCCAAGTTTCATCTAGTGCGTGTAGGCCTCGAGGGTGGTGTCGACGAGAACGGCATCTCGATGGACTACGCCTCGGTCAAGAAGGTCATCAGGCAGTGGATCGACATGTACCTCGATCACGGCATGATGATCGGTCACGACGACAGTCTGATCGACGACATCTGGAACGATGGCTGCAAGATTTTCGTCTTTGGTACTGGAACTAACTCCGAAGGCGACGACAACTACGAGAACGTCCCTGGATACAAACAGCGCCCTTGGCCCACTGTGGAAGCTGTAGCCGAGATGCTGTGCTTCAAGATCCAGGAGCTCTTCAACGAGAAGCCTGACAACAACGTTTGGATCGTTGGAGTGGAGGTACAGGAGACCGCAGTTAACTTCGCTACCTATACACAAGCTGTTCCGTACAACCAGGATGCAGAGGTCAAGAATGGCTGACTACATCGACCCGGAGCCGATCAAGGCAACTCCGATCGGTCATCGGTTTCGTGACGCTGTGAACGCAGACAACTTGCTGCGCTCCAGTACGGAGGCGCAGAAGCATTGGCTGGAGGATCCGATCCAGCAGGCAGCTTCTTTCCTGCGCAGCCTGGGCGTGGACTTGACTAAGGAACACCACAGGGACACGCCTCGTCGTCTGGCCGAGGCGATGAGGGAGCTGACGCATCCCGAGCAGTTCAAGTTCACTACCTTCGCTGCCAAGTCGCAGAACATGATCACGATCGGTCCGATTCCCTTCTACACCCTCTGCGCACATCATGTTCTCCCGTTCCATGGCAACGCTTGGGTCGGCTACGTTCCTGACGAGAGGATTGCCGGCCTCTCCAAGTTCGCCCGCGCTGTGGAATTCGTTGCCAAGGGGTTCCACGTGCAGGAGGACCTGACCTCTGAAGTGCACAACTTCCTCGCAGCAGTTCTCGACCCTAAGGGTATGGCCGTCGTCATGAAGGCCGAGCATATGTGCATGGCAATGCGAGGTGCCAAGGTACCTGGCGTTATCACGACTACATCCGAGATGTCCGGTGTCTTTGCAGATCACAGTCGTACTGCAAAGGCTGAGTTCCTGGAGTGGATCCGAAATGGCTGAGCACGAGGAAGCAGCTGTCGAAGTCCTCTTCGAAGTCTTGCAGAGCGCAAGTCACCAGTGCTCGCGCCTGTGGTTTCCTGATACCGCTTCGGACCTTGGACACCATGCGCTGTCGCTGTGTGGTGAGGCAGGCGAAGTCGCAAACGTCGTCAAGAAGCTCCAGCGAGGTAGCTTAGAGGCAGACGAGGCACGTGACCTCTTGAAGGGCGAACTGGCTGACGTGCTCATCTACGTTCTCAACTGTGCAGCTATTGCCAAAATCAACCTTGGCAAGGCCTATCTCGACAAGCAGAAGTTCAACCAGGAGAGGTTCTGATGACTGACGAGTCGAAGGTCAAGATCAGCGAGACGGATCTTGCTCAGCTAGTCGAATCACTATCGGCTGAGTTCGAACAGCGTACGATCGACCGCCACAAGGTGGGTGCTGAGAAGTACGGCCCGTTTGCCTTCTTCAACAAGGACATGTTCGAAGAGGCGATGCAAGAGGTCCTCGACCTGGCCAACTACGCACGCTACGCCTACATCAAGCTCCGTCTCGTGCAGCTCCAGGTAGCCGAAGACTACCAGGAGTACCAGCAGTGGAAGCTTCAGAAGGAACTTAAGCAGATGCCGCAAGCAGACCCGATGGCCGAGGACCGAGCACAACACGGGTTTAGGCCCTACGGAGGCTGACATGAAGCTCGCTTTGATTCCACCGTACAGTCAGATAAGTTCCATTTACAGAACCAACTACCAGCTGGTTCTTCCGGAGCACCTGTCGAACAAGGCTTACCAGGAAGCCTACATCACCGCTCGACGCAATGGCGACTACCTGATCATGGACAACGGAGCAGCTGAGGGCCAGCTCCTGTCACCTGGTGAACTGCGTTCGATGGCCTTGGGCCTGATGGTCAACGAGATCGTTGTGCCTGACGTTCTCGGCGACATGTACGCAACGCTCAAGCTGGCCAAGGAGTTCTTCCAGTACGGAGTCGACCACCGCTTCAAGTACATGGGTGTCGTTCAGGGCCAGTCGCTCGATGAATGCTGTGCCTGTGTGGAAGCGTACTACAGCGACCACGGGAACATCACAGTCCTGGGCATCCCTCGACATCTGATCCATACGACCAATACCAAGGATATCCGAGCCCAACTGGCTTCGTATATTCGAGGCAACTACCCTAGTTATCAGGTACACCTGCTGGGCACGAACCCTTCGTACATCAAGGAACTGCGAGTTCACGCCACGGACTTCGCCATCGCTGGTGTTCGAGGAGTGGATACTTCTGCTCCGTTCAACTATGCCTGGGGCGCCAAGAGCATGCTCGAAGGTCAGCACTGTGGACGACCCGAATACTACTTCGAGATCAACCTGCCTACTACACAGGCACTCGACTACAACATCCAGCTCCTGAAGGCATGGACAAATGCCTGATCGTCGTCACCCTCTAGCGAGATGCGAGGACTGCGACCTGCGTGAAGAAGGTCGTTATGTCCCGTCCTCTATCCCGGAGGAATCTAATGGAATCGCTATCGTGGGAGAAGCTCCAGGACTTCAAGAAGCACGAGGCAGTATACCTTTCGTGGGACCCAGCGGCAAACTCCTCGACCGCGTCCTGGAGTATTACGACATTTCGAGACGGAATACTCTACTCACAAATACTACCTCCTGCCGTCCTGCTGACAACGCTACCCCTTCCAAGCGAGCGGTGGAATGCTGTCGCCCTCGATTGGCTGACGAACTTCTGGGATCAAAACAGATACTTGCCTTGGGTAACACTGCTGCCCAAGCTGTCCTTAACACGAGTCAGGGTATTACATCTCTTCGAGTCGGGCCGCCAAAGACGTGCCCCACGGTGGCGGGGGCAGAAGTTGTCGCTACGTTCCACCCTGCATTCTGCCTCCGCAACGGAGATGCCTTCCCTTCGTTGGTCAACGACGTGGGCAAGCTCGTGCGACAAATGCAACCATGGAGTCCCCCTCAGTACGTTGTAGCGGACGAGGAGGAGTTCAGTCATGCCTGCATCGAAGAAGTTGGGCGTAGAACTGATGAAGTTGTTGTCGACATCGAGTGTGGAATCGACAAAGATAACAGCTTCGATCACCCCAACCGATACCAGATGCTCTCCGTCGGTATCTGCTACGCCAAGGGTAAGGTCCTTGTCGTTGGTGAGAACGCTTACCGCTTTGAGAGCGTACGGGATGCACTCAGGAAGCTTTTTGCCAAGGTTCGGATTACTGCCCACAACGGTAAATTTGACCTTGCAGGATTGTACCCTACGCTCGGAGATGTGCGCCTGTATTTCGACACGATGCTGGCGCATTACTGTCTCGATGAAAGGCCAGGATACCACAGTCTGAAGGACCTGGGCGTTGAGATTCTTGGTACTCCCAAGTGGGAACACGAGGTAGCGAAGTACCTGGGGCCAGGGAAGAACTATGCCGTTATCCCCCGACCGATCTTGTACAAGTACAACGCTTACGACTGTGCCGTTACTTGGGACCTCAAGGAGTATCTCGAGGAAGAGCTCCTTAGGGAAAGGAACACTCGGCCTTCTTTCCTTCCTGACGTTCCAGGCGCGACGCTCCGCGACCTTCATGACTTCCTTGTCGCAGCAGCTAATGAACTCAAGTTTCTGGAACTTAACGGAATTCACATCGATAAGGAGTACTCACTTCAGCTTGAGGCGCAGTACCTTGAGTCCATTGATGATCGTCGAAACGAGCTTAACACTCTCATTGGCGACCGTAGTTATGACAAGCGAGGTGGAATCAATCCGAATTCGCCTAAGCAGCTCACAGAGTTTTTCGCCGATAACGGTATCAGGACTGGATCAACTGATAAGGACCATCTCGAAGCCATCCTGAAGCGGCTTAAGCCCGACAGCGACCTGCATAAGTTCGTTGAGCTCCTTCTCAAGAACCGCAAGGAAGTCAAGAAGTACGGGACGTATGTCAAGGGGATTCGTGAACGAACGTATCGTGGGCGCGTATATACGACGTACTCACTTCACGGTACCACTTCTGGTCGCCTGGCATCCAAGAACCCCAACCTACAGAACATCGACCGAGACAAGGTCATTCGGCGACAGTTCAATGTGTCGAAGCCTGAGAACGTCTTCGTGCATGGCGACTTCGCACAGGCAGAAGGTCGTGTCATCTGTACACTGGCACGCGACGAGTACCTTCGGAGCGTCTTCGCTGATCCTGACGCTGACCTCTTCACTGAGCTGGGTAAGAAGCTCTACAAGGGTATCACACTGAACAAGGATGAACGTGTTCGTGTTAAGGCGTACTTCTACGGACTAAGCTACGGACGTACTGCGTACACGATTGCGCAAGAGTACGGCTGGTCAGTCAGCGACACCGAAGAAGACCTCGAGAACTTCATGAACACTATTCCCGATGTTCGCAACTGGCAGGGAGAGGTGAAGGGGCTTGTTCTCAAGGGTCACGACTTGGTTACAACGTTTGGTCGGCATCGACGTTTCGCCCTCATCACCGAAGAGAACCGGACGGATGTGCTCAACGAAGCTCTGTCCTTCCTGCCTCAGTCGACAGCTTCCGACATCTGTCTTCGAGCTCTCATCCGAGTACGACCTCGACTTAGAGGTCTGGGGCACATCCGCCTTACCATCCACGACGCCTTGGCAGCCGAATGCCATGAGGACAATCGCGAAGAGGTTGCGGCTATCCTCCAGGAAGAGATGATTCGATCCGCTCAGGAGTGGACAGACTACGTTCCCTTCAAGGTAGACATCAGCTACGGTAAGCATTGGGGCGAACTTTAATTGTCTCTTGTAGACATCATGAGGTTCGCTATATAATAGAAGTAGAAGGGAGAAATGATGAGCGGCGATGACACAAGCACCATACGCATGCGAAAGGATCTGCTGACGTTCACCGAAGCCAGTCCTACGCAGAAACATGCAGCTGCACGGATCGTTGCCACTAATGCCACCGACATCGATGACTGCGCTAAGCTCCTGAGCATGCTCGGATTGACTCCACAGGACGGTGGTGCGAACATCGAGCGCGCACTGGAAAGGGGTCTCTGATGAGTGCTCCGACGAAGAAGCAACAGTACGCTATCGGAGCAGTGCGCGTCGCTCAGAATGGCTACCGATACACTAAGGTCAAAAACGATGGCCCGAATCAGTGGCGCCTAACGCATCACCTTCGAGCTGAGGAAGCCCTCGGACGAACAATCGATTCCTCTGTGGAACGTGTGCTCTTCATCGACGGAGATCGCACCAATCTCTCCTACGACAACCTCAAGGTGGTCCCCAAGGGTCAGGGCCCGCTTACTAAGCGCCGTGCTGAGATCGAAGATCGCATTCGCGAGCTGACAGCCCAGCTGGATGACATCAACGCGAAGCTGAGAGCTCAAGGTATTAGCTAGGGAATTCAAGAGTCTAAGCTAGGTCTACGTGAGTCTAATTGGTGTCTACAAGCTCTCAATCACGTTGTAACGGGCTTAAAGGATCTTGATTAGACTCACTTAGACTTGGTGAGATAAGGAAAGGAGACCACAGAGTGAAGTTGCTCTTCATGTGGCGGCAGCGAGGGAAAACGACTCGCATTGTAAGGTGGGTGCAGATGGGGGAGCAGACGCAACAGTTTCCCTTCTGGTCACGAGTGATGCTGGTTCAGAACGCACCTAGGCGTCGGCAACTCATCGAAGGTGAACACCAGCTACACCCTCGGCAGGTGTTCACACTCGCTGACTGGAGCAAGGCAGCTATCGCCGACAGGTCTGTGGAGGTCGCGATCGACGATGTTGACTTGATCCTTAGGAGCATTGCGCGCGGCCACACTATCGGCATGATTTCGATGACAAGGGCTCCTCACGACGACGTAGAGGTAACGACATGAGAGACGGTCATCTCTCCATCACAGCGCTCGACCCTGGTGGCACTACCGGCGTCGCGTTCTACGACTGTGACGTGATCTTCAACACGGACGAGCAGCCTGAACTACACAACGAGAAGTGGGACACCCTCCAGCTCACCGAGCCCGACCACCACAAAACGCTTCGTAACCTTCTCGAGCGTCGACACGTAGTCAACACCATCATCGTATGCGAATCGTTTCAATACCGCCGCCCTGTGGATGCCCCGGCGGTCGAACTCATCAGCTGCGAATACATCGGAGTAGTGAAGCTTGTCACACAGGAGCGTCCAGACATCCAGGTTGTCTGGCAAACCCCTGGTAAGGTTATTCCTCCGAAAAACAGAAACGTCGCGGGCGGATTCTGGACCGACGCTAAGCTCAAGCAAGTCGGAAGATGGAGTCCAGGACGTAAGCACGCCAACGACGCAATGCGTCACCTCCTCCAATACATGGCCTTCACTATGGGCCGCCGAGACCTTTTGGAGCCACTCCGATGATGTGTGCCGTCTGCTACCACAGCTACCCGAACAGCCAGATTCCGTTGATGACGGATGCCAAGATGGTAGTGAACGGACTGTCCGTCTGTCTCGTGCATGTGGGTGTCGCTCGAATCTCCACGAACCTCGAGGAGGCTATGGCGAACGTCAACAAGTACATAGCCGTAGCCGAGAAGCTCGAGGACAACGCTATCGAAGCACGCAGGGTCGGGTACTAACTCTTCTGGGGTACATGATCATTAGTACCATTCTTGGACTTGCTGCACTGCTCGGCGGTATCATCTGCGCCGGGTATGTACTGACCTACATCTAGACGAGAGCCCCTCACCTAGGACTACTCCGGCCCGCAGACGGAGAAGGTGAGGGGCTCTCTTACTCCCTAGACGCCCGACTAGGGAGCGTTCGGAGGGTTACCGAGAATCGGACCAGGTGTCGTCACGACCTGGACCTGTGTCGGAACGGGCGGGTTGTACACAGGCTGAACCGGTGCACCGAGCAGCCATCCCAGGCTCGGCCACTTGCCCTCGAGGAAACGCACGAGCAAGTAGTACGCGTAGCCGACACCGAAGGTCAGCAATGCTGTCAGCCAGCCCTGAACGCTCTCCGGAATGGAAAGACCTGTGTGCACGACGAGCATGCTGACGCCCAGGCCTACCAAGTACGGGATACCCGTACGAATAGCACTGAGAACCTTGTCACTGAGGTTCATTAGCTTCGTCCTCCTGACGTGGTGCAATCTTTGCCTGATTGATCTTCAGGTCGTTGCGATCCTTAATCATGACACGGACCATGATCCACGTACGCTGCGTTACTACCAGGAAGATCAACAAGGCGATAACATATGCAGATTCAATTCGGTACGGAAGGTCGGGAAAGAACAGCCGCATTGAAGTGTTGAGGTAAGTTACAGTCACAGCGAGCGAGAACCACATTAGATGCCGACCTAAGCGATTGTGTCGCCATCCAGTGAAGAATCCATACATTATGACAAACAGCAGCGACATAGCGAAGGTCGCCAAAATCACAATGGTGAAGAACAAAGCCATCACTTACCACCATTCAACATTGCCCTGTAGATGTCCAGAGCAAAGTGGTTAGCTTTCCGCTGCGCTGCTAGGTCACGCATTACAGGCACTGCCTCACTAGCCAACTTCCTCGCACGGTCCAGTGCCTCAGTAGATTCCTGTTCCGCTGCTTCTGCTTGCTCGAGTGCGGCCTGTGCCCTCTTCATCGACTCGGGCTCCTTCTTAACCTCGTGCCGTGTAAAGGGCCACATTAGTCTCGCCCTTCGGTTAGTTCATGTGGGATTGCCCCCTGTGCTGCATTGCGTACTGCCTGGAGAATCGCAAGGGATGCCTTGCCGATTTCGATACATTCCTTCAAGGCCTGTTCCTGCTCACGTCTCGTATCTGCCTCTCGTTCGCGTGCAGATTCCGACTTGACGTACGCCTTCTCCCAGGTCTCCGCAATCTTGAAGACGTCCTTGATACGGTCATCAAAGTCGTCGCGAAGCTGCTTAACTGTACTACGAGGGACGATGCGGCCTAGCAGGATTAGGAGAACAACGACCGTCAGGATAGCACTCGCGCCACCCTGTACGAGGATTCCAATTAGCTGACCGTCCACTCCGCCCCCAAGCTAATGCGTGTTAATTTGTGCCTCTAGCCGTTCGATACGCTTCCGTAGGTCCCTGATCGTGTCGAGCAAGTCACCCTGAGGTGTCACACGTGTACGAAAGTTCTGTACGTCGCCATGTGCCTGACGAGACATTGGCGCTTGATTCGGATGCTGTACAGGGGTGGTCATGATACACCTGCCAAGTTTGAAATGCCATCGATGGTTAGGCTAACCGTCTCAGGACCATTTTCACTGCCTGGAGTAAGGCTGTAACCTACAATGCGTGTTACACCTGTAACGGGACCGTTCGGAAACCTGTAAGGATCGTCAATGACTAGCTTGACATTGTCACCGAGACTCCAGGTGCCGAATACATCTTCCACAGACCCGTTAAGAACAATGGTAGGTGTAAGCACTGGTGGCTGCATGTTAGCCAACTGTGTCGCAGCGATGTTGTTTAGAGACCCTTGCGTATCAACGCTGCTGAGTGTAAGGCGGTTGTCGAGGCCCGGGTAGCCTTGTGCAAGGTTGGCCGTGTTGGTATAGATCTGACGAGGTGTTGATGCACCATTCGCCTTACCGACAGCCAGTACACGGTTCGCAGCCTGAACAGCATTCTCAGGCCACCAGTAGTCCGCAATGCCTGTGGGATATTGAAGGTCTACGCCCGACTGCTGTGCCTGTGCCACAGGAACGCCGATGCGGTAGTATGTCGAAGGTGGGTTCTCAACTAGATCCCACCGACCAACAATCAGCTTCGGAATTCTATTCCCGTTGACGTCCTTGGTCGGCTGAATGTAAAATTCTGCCCCAGAGGTGGCCATCTCATCGATGAAGTCACCCCAGGAGTTATAGTCGGTGCCGACGAACGTTTTGGTGATCGTACTGCCTATGCCTGTCAGTGCAGGCGTCACAACGCCTACGTTGTACGATGCATTACCCTGAATCGATCCCCAGGCAATAGATACAAAGTCCTGGCACGGCTCAGTAGCGTTGGCATCAGCACTGTTGTACACTTCATGTGGATACGACTCGAACGTTTGTGCACTCAACTCGTACGTACGACCTGTCGCCTGATAGGTACGACTCCACACGATCCCACACCACACAGGTACGTCATCGCGGTCGACCCACAGGGCTGTTCTGCCTGGGTTCGTAGCAGCGAGTAGGTCAGATACCTTCCGACCAGGAGTATCAGCACGAAACGTGCCTGTAAATGTACCTACCTTGCTGCCGATTTTACCTGACAGGAAGGCTGTAAAGTTAACACCGAACATCGCACCACCGAACTCATCCAGGAGGGTACGCGACATCAAGTCGTAGAAGTAGTACTTGTACGTTGCCATGCCACCCTCCTGGATGAGTAGGAACTACTGCCCAGTAACAGTAGTGGTCACTGCGTCGGCCTGAACGACCTTCCAGTTCTTGGGGAAGTCCAGAGCCAGCTGTGCGTTGTTGAAGGTAACCTGAGCAGACTGCGGGTTGTTGATCTGGTCCTCACGCGCTGCCTGCAAGGCACGCAGCTCAGCTTCGCGCGCGGTGGTCAGCTTGGGAATCGGAAGACCATTCCAGGTTGCACCTGCCGGAACCTTCTGCTGAGTATCCTCGACGCGGTAGTCCGAGGACACGTACAGTAGCCAGTCACTGTCATTTGCAAAGGGAGCCCACATGTCGGGTACCTCCATAATAGTGTTGGGCGTAATATGATCGACGCCAGGCCAGACGTCGATTACGACAGACTTATCGTAGGCACCAGTATCGGTGAACTGGTGTGCGATGGACGTAATGCCACGTAGTGTTTGCTGCACTTCACCTGCACCAGGGTATGCAGCAATCCAGTAGTGAGGCTGTGCAACACCTGCACTATTGAAGGCATCAATCACCTGCCCCCACTCACCGAGACTGGTGTAGACAGTGGGGTCGATGCCTGCATTACGTCGCATCTGGACCCAGCCAGGACACTGTGAAGGAACAGCATCACCAGGTTCACAGTCAAGCACGTGCCCGTCGTTAGTACCGGGAAACACGGCAATGCGAATCTTGGTCCTGGTCGTGAAGCGTGCCCAGTCACCAGTAGACCAAGCGTAGTGCCCATCGACGTAACCGAATACCACAGGGGCGTCTGTGGGAATATTCGAAGGCGTAACTGAATCGTAGCCGTAGCGGGTCATAGGCGTTCCTTACGAACTGGGGAAAGTGGCCACCTGCTTGCAGTGGATGAAGGACGCACGGATGCCGGCGTCGATGGCCAGGTTGCCTGTACCTGACTGTCTTTCAGCCATGACGTAGATGTTACGTGCGCCAGTCAGTGGACCGTACCAGCTTGTGTACGACGTTCCAGTAATGAAGAAGTTCGTACCCACAGGTCCCTCGATGGAGCAGATTTCAGCTCCACCAGTCCCATTGTCACGTGCAATGAAGTCAAACCTAGTACCAGGGTCAAGTGCGAATGCCAAGTTGAACACTACCTCAAGCATGTACGGCCAACCAGGATCCGTCAGCGAGGTAATGTCGAGCGTAACAGGGTTTGCACCGTTAGTAGGGTAACCACTGGGGAACCAGTTGCTGTCGATCTTGTGAACTGTAGCCGAGTTCAGTGCGTGCCAAGACGAACCAACAGTGTCGTAGCCCTGAAGAGTGCCCTTGTAGTAGCGCAGGTCACCATTCTGAATACCTGCGTCGCCACTCTCGAAGGACTGCGTTACCTTAACGCCACCATTAGCCGTCAAGAACCTACGACGGTCAACGATGTCAGTGCTCAGGATCTGTGTGGTATTCGCACGAACGTTGACGTAGCCCAAGACCATGGAGTTGGTCGGGAGAACGCTTTCATCAGCCGTCCCTGTTGCAGGGTTACCCGTCGCAACGAGAAGGCGAACGTCGTTGTTGACGCCTGTGTACGCTGCATCTCGAACGTTAACGTACACGATGTCGACGCGAAGGCGTGTAGGGTCGGAAGTCGCAATGGTCAGTGTGACGTCAGCATCATTGAATACGCCATAGTCAGCTTGGGTCAGTGAGTCAGTGCCTTCAACAATGCCCTTGCCTCGGTGGACAAGTACTGACATGTTAGGCGAGGCCTGCGCAGCAACCTGAAAGCTGTTGCCCTGCATCACGACGCCACTGGCACACTGCATCGAGGTCAGGGTGTTCGAGCCAGTCACACGAGGCTTGTACGGCAACGTTGTCGCCGCTAGGCGCGTCAGCTGCGCCGAGTGGTTTGTGAGGTTCTGGAAGAAGGCTCCAGGGGCAACGATTGCCATTATTGCCACCCATCGTAGTTGTAAACCGTTGCCGAGATAGTACCACTGTCTGCTTGCAGCTGTAGCACTGTCTGTCCTGGCTGGAACTTGAACCAGTTCTCAGCGGTCACTGAACCCCTTCGACTTACACCGTTTAGTGTCACTCTACGGTAGCTGAGGTCGAAGACTAGCGTGTCAAGCGTTCCTACACTAATACTGGTAGAAAGGATCTTACCGGTATTAGCATTCACGATTCCTACATTGGTACCACTGCCCGTTACGACAATGGTACCGCCAACTTCCTTGTTGCCCATATTGAGGACTGTCATGTTGGCAGGAAGGTAAGCACCGCCAAACCCAAAGTTGAAGGCCAGGTTGAACCCAAAGCCAGGGAATGCACCTGCAGAGTTTGCACCTGAGGTCTGTCGCTGGTTTGAACTGTATACAACAGGATCAGCTGCGATGAGCGTTACCTGGTATGCAGTGCAATTAGTACGGTAGGCAACGTCCCAGTCGTACTTGAACCCTAGGCTCTTACAGAAGATCTGCCTCTGTGGATTGCCTGGCTCCTTGATGAATAAAGGCGTATCAACCTTAGAGGGTGCGAAGTTGGCCTTCGCAGCATCTAGATACGGACCAATGGGGTTGTTCTGACCATATACGGTACCAGAGATCACTATGGTCCGAACGTCAAGGAACTCCGCTTCGGCAATACCACCATCACGACCATCTAGTGCCTTAGTCGATGAACGAAAGGGTGCAGAGTCAAACCCTGTAACCTTTTCTACGTCAAAGATAGGATCGACTAAGTTCGTAGGTGTGTTGTTAAGCAGTACCCCGCTAGTTCCGAACTGAAATGTGAAGTCGCTAAGAATGGGAGCTGTCATGTCATGACCTCTTCGACAATTCCCAGCCCAGGTCGGCTGCGTGCTTGGCGGGATTCAGCTCTTGTGTAGTGATGTAGAAGTTCTGCGTTACTGTCTGACCGTTCTTGCGATTGTTTAGGAGTGCACCCAACTGCTCTTGGGTGAACACGGCTTCGGGCTTGGACGTCTCGTTGAACCCGAGCTGGCCTGGCTTCAGCCATCCACCGTTCTTGTACCCACCAGGCTTATCCATAGCTGTCTGAATACTGCCGTAGGTATGCAATGCGTAGTTCAGACCTGCATAGATGTTCGCCAGAGGGTTCATGATGCCCAAGCCAAGGAACGGTCCAGCGTAGGCAGCGAACGTCGAGGGGATAACCTGCATCAAGCCTTGCGAAGGGTCACCGCGCTGAGCATTGATGTCGTACTTGTTGATGGCAGTTGAGTTGCCGCCGGACTCCTGATTCATCCTTCGAAGCACGTTCGGGAGCAAGCTGGCTGGCTGGTGCAACATTGCCAACACCTGAAGGACTAGTGGAGCGTACTGGTCTACGTTACCTCCACCGCTGCCCATTCCCAGAAGCGACTTGGCAAAGTCCTCTGCCTTACTTACTGCACCATCAAGGACCTTGCCAGGAATCGCTGCTAGAGCCTTACCGAAGTTTGAATTAGCAATCTGCTTGACTTGGTCAATCGGCCCCTGGAACATCTTCTTCACAGATCCCACAGGGTCGGAGAAGAAGTCAGCGATGCTGGATCCGATACCAGCGAGCCAGCTGCCCGCGCTGTCGAAGAAGCTGCCGATGTCGCCGACGATACCGCCGTCGGCAAACTTACCTGCTCGCATAGCCTCAAGAACTCCGAAGTACTTGCCTGTCTTGTCAGCAGGCATGACATACTCGCCGTTAGACAGCCATGCGGGAATCATGTCGTCGCGAGGTCCGCCAGGGCCTGCAATCGGACCACCATCTGCAAGGTGTAGCGGATTAAGCTTACCTAGACCGAACAGGTCAGCGATGCCATTCCACAGGGGCACGATGCCGTTGTTGTAAACTACGTCAATGATAAACTGGACGGGCTTCTTGGCAATATCCATCAGCCCATTCCAGATTTGGGTGATCTTGTCAATGGCCCACTGGAACGAGTCAGCAATGGCGTGTCCGAAGTTCAAGACAGTGTTGCCGACCCAAGTGACTATATCATTCCAGAGCTTCTTCAACCAGTTCCAGAAGTTCGTCCACAGGTCGACAATGGTCGTGATGATGGCGTTCCAGATGCCATTGAACCCTTGTGCGAAGTCCTGAAGGATATTGACGAGCCAGGAGACAGCGTCCTTGAACACGTTGACGATCAGGTTGATGAATGCCTGGAAGACACCTGAAACAATCTCCCACAGGCCGTTGAAGATCTCACCAATGCCCTGCCAGGCACGACCCCAGTCGCCAGAAAAGACACCGACAACGAAGTCGATGACGCCCTTGAGAATGTCGACAACACCTGTGACTACAGCCTTGATCACATCCCAGATGAACCCGAATACATCCTTGACAATATTCCACAGGAAAGTCAAGGAGTCGGCGAGTGCCTTCAGGTTAGCACTGACTATGTCCTTGATGTAGGGCCAGATAGCTACGAACCACTGAATGATAGGCTGAATAATCTTCTGAACGTCCGGCCAGATCTTCTGCGCCCAGTCGGAGATGTTCTTCCAGATTCCGACAATGAAGTCGCTTACAGGTGCCCAGGCATGCATAATTGTGGACGTGATATCATTCCACAACTTAACAAGCTTGTCACCGATCTGTGCCTTGATCCAGTCGTACACTACTGTGAGCTTGGCCAGGATAGCATCCCAGACAGCAACCGCAGCTGTCTTGACTGCATCCCAGTGCTGTACAAGCAGGACGACGATCGCAACAACTGCCGCGATGGCAAGGACGATTAGTCCGAAAACTCCGAGCAGCGCACCAAGTGAAACACCCAGTAGTGCCGCAACCCCGCCCAGAGTTACGAAGGCGCCAGCAATAACGACAAGGACACCGACGACGGTCAGGATGACTGCACCGATAGCGACCCAGCGAACAATGTTCTGCTTGAGTCCATCATCGAGACCATTCCACCACTGCAACACACCAGACACAACCGTGATTAGCTGATTCAGAACAGGAATCAATGCCTGTCCAGCAGTGATCTTCAGTGCATCCCATTGGTTCTGTAGCAGCTGTGACTGGTTGACCGTAGTACCAGCCATCTGTCCGTAGGCGTCTTCGAACGCACCTGCGGAGTTGTTCATGTCGTCAACGAAGCCAGCAAAGTCCTTTGCCGACTGCCCTGTTGACGTAACCAAGTCATAGAACCTACGCGCCTGGATTGTACCGCCCGCACCCATGAAGAGTTCCTTCAGGGCAGCAGAGCGTTCAGGTGCTGTGAGGTTTTCCAACTTCTTCTGCAACTGCTCCATAACAGTTGCCATGTCGTTGAAGCCACCAGACGAGTTCTTGACCTCGACACCCATGGCCTGCAGGCGACTAACGACTGCAGGGTTGGAGAATGCATCTAGTGCACGACCAGCTGAAGCCGAGGCAGCTGCAGCGCTCAGGCCGTTTCGAGTCAGGAACGCCATCATGCCTGCGAGCGTCTCATAGGACTGCCCAGCGCGAACGGCAGAGGGAACCGACTGACCCATTACAGATGCGAACTCTTGA